TTCTTTCTGCGGTTAGAGCGTTTTGGCATACTTGACCCATCAATTCCCTTCAAGGAAGAAATAGAAATCATAGAATCATCCTCAGTTACCGTCTCCACATTTAAAGATTCGCGCGTAGGTTGTTCATGAATATTAACTGTACGTGTCTTTAGTCCAGACAAAATGTTATCAATGTCTGTAGATTGTGGACCACGCATCTCAGGTCTAGCTTGTTGCTGCTGCGCCTGTGACTGTGCTTGCTGCTGCGCTTGGTACATCGGTCTTTGTGGTTCTGCCAAATTTCCATAACCACTATTCATATCAGCTCCTTGCTCACGGAACATAGCTCCGCGTCCAGCATTTATATCAGGACGGTTGCTAGGTGTCTCAGTATACACCATTCCAGGCCGTTGAGGAGGAGCCTGATTCTTAGTCTCAACTGGGGCTGGAGGTGGCATTCCACGTGGCTTATTCATCTGCTCCTGCATCAAATTATTGGCCATGGCGAATCCAGGTGATGCCTGGCTCATGCTGCTTACAGTAGCATTCGTAAACATCTTCATCAACTCAGGGCTCTGTTTAATTACATCATTGAATGCTGGTGTAGCACTAGACAATGCCTTGTTAGAGAAATTGAGCACGGCTGCACTAAAACCCACACGTAATAAAAGAGAAATCTCAGGAGCTAACTTACCACCCTTATATTTATCATGTAATTCAGCAAAAATCTCCTCATAACTATCAATATCCTCGCTTACTTGCTCACCCCAACCATCCAAATTCAAATCAAATGGATTAAATGCAGCATTGGCATACTCCATAGAGTTAATAAATGTCATAAACCACCAACCTTGCAACTTAATACTATCCTTCTTACGCTTATCTTCCATTGCAGTCTCATATTCATCCTCTACCTCTTCATAATTAGACTCCATATCAAAATGAGAGTTATGTTTAATTAATCCCTTAGCATGCCACTCATCTAATTTCTTAATCATTGCGCGCATCTTACGTCTGCGATCTCTATCCGTCATTTTCATATTGGATGTGCTAGACGACACAGGAATCTCATTCATTTTAGTAAATCCATCCCATGTCTTAGTATTTCCAATACTCTCTCGTGTTGCGTTTCCCAAATTAGAATCTGATGGCTCAGGATCAAATGAAACCTTCTTAGATGGCTCAGGCGCAGAGTTACCAAAACCAAAGAAATTAGATGCGAAACCACTAAGTGACTTAGTTCCATCATTGCTACTGCTTCCACCACTACTGGCATTTGCGCCAGAAATTTCATTCAATTCACTTTCTAAAGTATCCAATTCTCCTAAATCAAGATTAATACTAGAAGCACGTTTTTTATCATTCATCAATAATTCAATACCTGAACCAAAATTAACACTTGGTTTTGATTCATTAAAGTTCAACGAAACTGGTTCTAAATCACTTAATCCAAGATCGATAACTTCCATGTTTATGATAATTATACAAATATTATTTTTAAATCATCCGCATAAGTTATTATATTTCGGTTTTTAAGATACCATATCCCTTGTAGGAAACAATCTGCTAAATCATCGGCCTTTTTAATCTTTAATGACTCTTTCCACCCAGTTATTGATTGATTATTGTCTAATATCTGATTGCAATAAAAAAGTCCATCCTTCTTATGTTGTTTATAATCGGGATTCGTAATTAGTGTATTTTCAAGAGGCTTTTCTACTTTTTTTTCTTTTTGTTTTGTCCGTTCCTTTGTTTTGCTAAATTGGCTTAGTTTATTAGCAGATGATACAAAATCAATATGGATATCCGAATTTTTCATAATAAAATACTGTGCCAACATCCCCTGTATAGTCTTCATCCGATTTGCTATAGGAGATATCTGATTTTCTATTACAACATGCGTCAAATCATCAATTCCATTCGTGGCATTCAACAATTCTTTCATGTTTTTACCTATAGTAATCAAGTCTATTTCCGATGCGTTTTTAGTCTTTTTCTTTACTATTCGTTCAAAGCTATTACTCTGATAAAATTCTCCCAATTTCTCCAATATATCCTTTTTCAGCTTAGGTAAGTTTGCTACATCCAAAAATAATAAAAGAGAATGTCCTAGCTTGATGAGTTCATCTACTTTTAGTTTTTTCAAAGACACCATTGAATTCTTTTTATTTGGAATAATAAATGTAGAACTCTTTGCATGTTTCTCGCAATAACATTGTCCATTCTTTTTATATTTGGCAAGCTTTGTGCATGGTTTCGGCAATACCTTTTTAGTTTTGCCTGGTATTATTTGTGAACACGTTTCTGTAACAGGTTCTTCTTCTAATAGATTCAAAACGCTCCACCCAGTGATTGAAAGTTGACCAGAAATATCAAAAATACAATACGCCATGTTTTTAATACCTACGTCAAAACTAATAAGTTTCATTGTTATAAATATGGAATACTTATAATTTCATATTTATCTTTATTTATTTCCTAACACTATTTAATAAATCAGCTTGTGTGATAACAGGTGAAATCTTACGTGCATCCAATTGCTCTCTGGATAAATACATCTCTTTTAAGTCACTAGTTTGGTAACCAAATGGTTTAGATTGGTCCAAAACAGATGAAAAGTTATAAGGTGTTCCATTCATATTAGATACTAAATTAGACTGAATATTGGGCAAATCAATAGGGCGTTTGTAATAACCAACATCATTAGATGATTCACGGAAATTGTATTCCATAATGTCCTTAGAATTATTAGTTAAATATCTGCGATATTGCCAATTAGAGCGAATGTTGTTGCTTTGAAGTAAATCATCATTAATTACAGCTTCGGGTTGCCATGTTGTAGTGATGCTTCTACCATCACTCATTAATGGAGGAAATTGTGGGTATTTATTATTAGTAGCATATCCTAAAGAAGAAGTTGGTACAGTTTCTTTAATTACTGGATAGGCAGATTCTAACTTTTCATAATGAGGGTAAGAAAACATGAATAATATATAATACCAGTTATATATTATTTTACGCTATTGCACATTTAAATCGCCCAATGTTGGGCGATTTATCAGTGGAATGGCAACGTTACCATGCGCATTTGAAATGCGCAAAGGTGTATTGAACCTTAATTTTCTACTGCCTCTAACATTTTTAATAGTTCATTCTTCTTCTTCTTACTAGGATCGCTTGACAAACCCTTTGTAATTACTAGTGCCTTCAACTCTGAAACGCTCATCTTATTGTAAATATCTCTAGAAGATTCCTTACTCTCGTTCTCTGGCTCGCTATTCTCTAAAGCAGCTGATTCATCCAATTTCTCTACATGAATTTGTTCTTCGTCATCTAATTCAATAGGCTCTAATTTGTTCTCTTCTCCGTCTAAATTTTCGGATTCAACTTCAGTTTCAACTATATCAGCTTCAATTATATCGCCAATATCAACATTGATAACTTTTATAGTTGAGTTTGATAGGGGCTCTTCTTCTATGGTGATAAGAGGTGGCATCTCATATTCATCGTCATCTTCCTCATCCTCGTCCTCATCATCCTCATCGTCCTCTTCATCTTCATCCTCTTCATCTTCACTTGCTTGCAAATCTTCATCCTCCTCAAAATCTTCATCGGATACTTTAATCTTACCATTTATTTCTGTATTATGGAAAGATGGTACTACAGTACTAGATGTAAATGTGTTAGAAAGATGCTGTATTTGAACTTGTCTGATATTAGATACCTCCTTTACTAAATTGGTAATAATTTCATAAACCGTATCGCATTTATTTTCAAGAGTCGTTAAACGCTGTTTAAAATGGTATACCAACAACAATATTAATACAAACGTAATGCCTAAACTTAAAAAGAAAAACGTCTCAATAAAATTAAAAAAACCCATTTTACTATACTTTTATAAAATATAAGTAATAATTAAACGAACCCTCTAAATCCTTTCCAACTCTAATTGGAAAAAATAATATACTATATTATATAATTGAAACAATGGATAACGTTTCTTCACCAGCCCCTATAACAAATAATGGAACGAGTATCTTTAGTAACAAAAATTTCTTAATTATAGTTTTGATATTATTGTTAGTATTATCGTTTTTAGGAATAAATCTTATACTTGTGGGTGGCAACATTTTTGAATATGTTGTTAAAATTTTAACACCTTTGGTAACTCAACTTTTCTCTATCTTCGCTCAAACAACAGGAACAGTTATTAACAAAACTACTGATGTAGTGGCAGATACTGCAAAAGTAGGTGTTGATATTGCAGGCGGCACTCTTCATTCTGTTGGCAATTTGTTAAAGAATTCTAGTCAACCAATTGAGATTGCTGCTTTAAAATTAGATACCCCTAGTCCATTGGACAAATCAATAAATAATTCTCCTGTAAAATCTCAGGAACCCGCACCTGATAAAGCTGCCAACCCTATTCAAAATCCTATTGCAACTGCGAAAACAAACTGGTGTTTAGTAGGCGAGTATGAAGGTCGTAGAGGATGCATAGAAATAAGTGAATCAGATAAATGTTTATCTGGACAAGTGTTCCCTAACCAGAAAGCATGTGTAAATCCTACACAAACTAACAACATGGATTCTAGACCTATTAAGAAATAAAAAACAATTTAATAGCAAAATATATATAAAACAGTTGTTGGATTATATATATTTAAATAATGACACATAACTACAAAATATTTGTTCTTCAATTGGAGAACGATAAGTGGTTTTTACATACATCCAAGGAAACCCAATTAGAGAGAGTGTTATTTGAATCGCAAGTTATTTATGACTTTGTAAGAAAGAACCCACCAATAAAAATATATGAAATTATTAAATCCACCGATTATTTTGATATTAACACACTAACTAAAAAATACATGAATTGCATAGGAATTGAAAATGTCCGTGGTGGAATATATTCCGACGAAATATTACCCGAGTTTTTATTAAAAAGCCTAGAATTAGAAATAAATTCAACTGTTGAAGTTTATAATAGAACATCTATTTTTGATAGCATATCAAATAGAGAAAATCTAACATTAGACGATTACAAAAAACGAGCATATGAATATAATAATTTGTTATCTACTGGATATAAAACAATTACACGCGACTTTTTTACTAATTTAGAATGGTTAAAAAATAAAATAGAATCCTACGATTATGAAAACCTCACTAAAAAGCATGGAATACCTAAGTTTAATTCAGAAGAAAATGTTAGATACAAAAAATTATTATCTGATATGGATATTGTTAGAATTCATTATTACAAATTAGATGAGGATAAGATTAAAGTAGACGAAAGCGTTGCTTTAAAATACCCAAAGTTTACACTAGATTATTTCGCTTGTCATCAACATTGGAAAAAAAACTGGGAGGCTGAAAAAATAGTTGCTCTAGATATTATGAGAAAATATGAATTTATGGGATATACGTTAATAAACATTATAGATTGTCTGGAATTTGATTTTTATAATCCCAAATAATAAATAAAAACTAGATTATTTTTATTTATTATATTATTATCCTGGATCAGTACTCAAGTTAAAATAAGCAGAATAAGATGGTGCGCCACTTGTGCTATATGATGCTCCTACTTGTACTTGATATGTTGTTCCTGGCGTTAATGTTGTTAATAGTAAGGGTGAACCACTACCAGTAACTGTTGATACAACAGTAAGATGATTTGTATCAGATAGAGCAAATGCATTTGCAATATAATTTAATGGTGCAGATCCTCCTAGCGCAGTTACAAGCGTAAACCCTACATACATACTGGTTGCTAATGATTGATTGTAATTGTATAGAGCAGTAGGTGATATAGTAGAAGTCGTTGCTGTTAAATACGTGCTTGATTTTCCAATTATTGTGCTGCTATAGTAAGCACAAATAAAAATATTATAAGTATAATTTGTTGTTAGATTGTTTAATGTTATTTGAGTGGCGCTAGTAGTTGTCGTTCCGTTACCACTTGTGTCCATTACGTATACTCCTGATGTTGTAAATGCTTGCGCAAAATATGTTAATCCACTAGTTGATGGTGAAGGAATTGTAAAAGTAACAGTAATTGATGTTAGCGCGGTTGACCCTAATGTTATAGCAGTAGGTAATGGTATCAAAGTAGTAGCAGTTGAAGCTGTTGAATTTACGGTTAGATTTGGAAATTGGGAATATATAATTATACTATTGTATAGTGTTCCTGCTGTTAAATCGGAGATTGTTATAGAAGTACTTGAACCAGAAGCAGGAGCGCTTATAGTTGATACTGTTTGTTGACCTAAATAACTTGATGTTGGAATAACTACTGCATAATATCCTGTAGGAAGACTCTGTGTTGGAGTTAAAGAAGGAGCAGTAAAATTAACGGTTAATGAATTGTTCGCCGAGTTTATTGAATTAATGTTAACAGGAATCGCTGTAGTATTGCCAGAAATATCAACTGTTGAAAGATTTCCTGTTTCATATGCTGCTGTAACGCGAACATTGTATGAGAATCCTGCATTTAGACCACTAATCTTAAACGTTGTTCCTGATTGAGTTGATACATTTATATAAGTTGAACTGGCACTTGTGTTATAACTTGCAAAATAATTAATAGGAGCACTTCCGCTAGGCGCAGTAACACTAACGTTAATATAATTGTAAGCAACATCTGAAGTTTGAGTTATATTAGTAGGCGCATTAGATAATGTATTTACTGACGTTTCTGACGATGCTAAATTACCAGTATCGTAAATAGAATAAACAGAAACTTTATATGTTGTTCCAGATATTAATCCAGACATTGATATTCCTGAATTCGTTAAAGATGATGCTATCACATTTCCTGTTTGGACATTAGGTTGACTACGTTGACCACTTTGAGGAATAGCGTATGCATAAAATAGTTGATTTGTATTACTCAAACTATATGTTGGCAAAGCGAAACTTACGTCTAATGATGTAAGAGCTACTGAACTTGTACTGAGAGATGTCGCTGCATTAGATAGTGTGTTTCCTGTAACGGGACCAATTGTTTGACTATTATTCGTATAAACCGCTGCTAAAGTAATGCTATAAGGTGTTCCTGGAGTCAATCCAGATACTGTGTAAGTAGGTGATGCGGAAGTTACAGATACTGTTCCTTGGCTGTATATTTTTGTTCCTGTTGGTGCAGCAGTTAATGAATAATAATTTGGTGTTGTAACAGAAGGTGTATAGTTTACTGTAATAGTTGTAGCAGTCGCCGATGAAAACGATAAATTTGTTGCCGCTACACCATAGGTTGTTCCTGCGACAGTCGCAAAAGAATTCAATCCAGAATAAGTTGTATTATAAACTGCTGTAACTGTAACTGTATAAGTTGTTCCAGCGGTTAATGCTGTTGTTCCTGTGCCTCCTATAATTACTGTAGTTAATGATGTTTGTGCTGTTGTACTTTCTATACTACCATTCAAACTAGCTGATACAATATAACCTAATGGTGCTGTTCCTGAAGGAGCATTAAAAGAAACAGTTAATGTAGTTGTTGTCATAGCTGTTATTGACAAACCAGTTGGTGGACTAGAATAAGTATTACCTGCTACACTAATTGATGCGTATCCACCTAAATCATAGTATGCGGTTACAATACAATTATATGTTGTTCCAGAAATTAATCCAGTTAATGTTATTGGATTTGTATTTAAATTATTTAAAATACTTGGACTAACTGGATAAGTTACTGTAGTCTGAGCGTTATTAACAATAGGTGTTGCAGTAACACTATACCCGATTGGTGCAGAGCCAGGGTTAGGTGCAGAAAAAGATACCACTAATTGTTGATTTAGAGACGAATTTGCAACACTAGTAATTACTGGAGCATTTGCTAATGTAGTTCCAGATAATATACTTGTTGTCCTATTTACAGATATATCATATACTGCAGCCATACTAACATCATATATTGTCCCAGAAATTAATCCATTAGCTACAAAACTAACATCAGACACACCTATTGTTGTAATCGTTTTTTGAACTTGGTTGTTATACGTTGTTCGCGGTGTTATCTTAGCAAGATAACTCAATGGCTTGCTTCCAATTGGTGGATCAAAATATACTTTTATTGCGTTTGTGCTTGCATCTACTCCCGAATTTGTATTTATACCAGTTAATGTTGGCGCTGTAGATAATGTATTTCCAGCCAAGAAATTCGTTGTTGAATTTGTGCTAATATCATAAACAGCTGACATACTTATATCGTACGTAGAGCCTGAAATAAGATTTGTAAATTTATAAGAAGTTGCACCACGAGTAATACCTGTAATATTAACTGTTGTTTGTGTATTTGTTGTTTGCTCTGGTTTAGCAGTGGCCGAATAACTTAATGGTAAAGAACCAACTGGAGGAGTGAAGTAGACGGTTATTGCATTGGTACTGGCATCTCCTGCTGTGCTATTTAATTCAATAAGGGTTGGAGGTTTTATTATTGTGTTTCCAATTAAAAAATTATCGGTTGAATTTGTACTAATATCATAAACTGCCGACATACTTACATCATATGTTGTTCCTGAAACTAATCCAGTAAATTGATATGATGTTGCGCCACGAGTAATACCAGTAATATTAACAGTAGTTTGAGTATTTGTTGTCTGTTCTGGTTTTGCAGTTGCTGAATAACTTAAAGGCAATGACCCAATTGGAGCTGTAAAATAAACAGTTAACGCATTTGTGCTAATATCTGTTGTGCTACTATTAATTGCAACGAGTGTTGGTGGTTTTATTATTGTATTACCCGACAAAAAATTAGTGGTTGAATTTGTACTAATATCGTATACAGCAGACATACTTACATCATATGTTGTTCCTGAAACAAGTCCAGTAAATTGATAAGATGTTGCGCCACGAGTAATTCCAGTAATATTAATGGTTGTTTGAGTATTTGTTGTTTGTTGTGGTTTTGCTGTTGCTGAATAACTTAGAGGAAGTGACCCAACTGGTGGTGTAAAATAAACAGATAATGCATTTGTGCTAACATCAGTTGCAGTGCTATTTATTGCCAGAAGCGTTGGTGGTTTTATTATCGTATTTCCTTTAACATTTGGACTAGATGTTAAACTTCCTGTGTTATAAACACTTATCACATTCACATCATAAGTTGTTCCAGATACCAAATTCTCTATAACAGCCGAAGTAGATGTTCTAGATATACCTGTAACGTTTACTATTTGTTGAGTATTAGTTGTTTGATTTGGTGTAGCTAAAACAGAATAGCTTATTGGTAAACTACCAACAGGTGGAGTATAATAAACAGTAAAGGAATTTGTGCTAGGATCAGTAGAAGTATTTGTATTAATTAATACATTCGTTGGCGCATTAGATTGTGTAATCGCACCTAAGTAGACAGTTGAAGATACATTTCCTACGTCATAAACAGTTGCCATACTAATATCGTATGCTGTTCCCGAAATTAAATTACCAATAACAACTGATGTTGCATTCTTTGAAATACCTGTGACATTAATAGTTGTTTGTGTATTGTCCGTTGTTTGTGGTAAAGCAGTAGCATTATAAGTGATAGGTAAACTATATCCAATTGGTGCTATAAAATAAACTGTTATTGAGTTTGTGCTTAAATCAACAGGATATTGATTTACTTGTGTAATTGTTGGACTACTTGATAATGTTATTCCAGAAACATCAGTGGATGTAGCATTTAATGCCGAATCTGTACTATTATAAACAGCTGTTACTACAATACCATATTTGCTACCTGAAATTAAACCCGATATATTAATTGTATTTGTTGACGATGACGACGTTGGAGCTTGTACACTCGTTGAAACTATAGTTTGACCATTTGCACTTTTATTTGTATCTGGTGTAGCCGTAGAATAATAACCAATAACAGATGTATTAGTTGCTGGTGGGGTAAAATTTACAGTTAATGAATTATTACTACCAGTTATAGTACTGATGGTTGGTGCATAAGATAACGTTTTTCCTGTTATATTTGGTGAAGCTACATTCCCAGACATATAAACAGAATTTAAAGTTATAGTATAAATTGTACCTGATGTTAATCCTGGAATATTCATTGGTATTGTACTATTAGATGTCGGTATTGCTGTGGTTGAAACATTTACAGGATAAGTTATAGTAGTCTGTCCATTCTCTGTAGTTTGAGGAACAGCACGAGCAAAATAACCCAATGGCGCATTTTGTTGTAAAGGAGCTGTAAAACTAAGGTCTATTGAATTTATACGAGACACTGTCAATAAATTTGTTGCCATATATCCCAATGTATAATAATTTATTCCACTAGAAGCAACTATTCCACCACTATAAACAGATGTAACTGCAATTCCTGTATAATATGTATTTGGAGTTAGATTAAAAATAGTTATTGTTGTAGCTAATGTTGACGCTGTTCCTGCCCCACCTTGATTTGTTGTTGCTGTATAACTATTAGGCAAAGAACCACTAGTCGGTGTAAAACTTACTGTAATATAGTTTACACTCACATCAATAACAGTTAAATTAGTTGGAGGCAAGCCAATAGTAGATGCAGTAATACTACTAGACACTGCGTTACCGCTACTATATATTGCTGTAATAGTTATTCCTGGATAGCTAGTATTTGGAGATAATCCTGTAATGGTAATTTGAGTAGCAGAAGAAACTGCGGTCCCGCTACCGCCTAATGATGTTGTAGCCAAATAACTTGATGGAGTTGACCCTATTGGTGGTGTAAAACTAATCGTTATGGAACTTATAGTAGCTACTACAAATGCAAGACCCGTGGCAGGATAAGATGCTGTTCCGAGAACAACAGTGTTTGATGACACATCTCCATTGCTATAACGTGAATACGCAGCTATTGTGTAATTCGTTCCAGATATTAATCCAGGAATAGTTAGATATAAATTATTTGTTGGTGTACCAATAGTGCTTACAGTTACTTGATTATTATCTATTGAATTTGGTATTGCAACTGCATAATAAGATTTTGGAGTATTACCTATAGGGGGCAAATATGCTATAGAAATAGAATTCGTTAGTAAACTCGTTGCCGTTACACTAGTGGGAGGATTTGAAACTGTAGCGCCCTGCACTGTACTTGTTGAAATTACATTTCCTGTATTGTAATAAGCTGTAACTGTAACATCATAAATAGTACCCGATATTAAATTGTTTATTGGTATTGACGTTGATGTTGTGATACTTGTTGTTACAATTGATTGGTAATTATCTCTTTGTAATGGAGTTGCAGTTACATAATATCCTATTGGAGGACTACATATAGGTGGTGTAAACCCCAACGTCAACGAATAAACTGTTGGAGTAGACAACAGTAATCCAGTGGCGTATGTAGATGTTGTATTACCTGAAACACTATTAGATGTGATAGTGCCATTATTATAAACCGCACTAACTGTGACATAATATTTTGACCCCGAAATTAATCCATAAACTGTAATAGGTGATATAGAATATACAGAACTAGTTACCGCTGTTTGTTGACTGTTATTAGTTGTAACTGGAACTGCTGTTGCATAAAATGAATTTGGAGTATTACCTGGTGGTTCTGTAAACTCAACAGTTAAATAATTATAACTTTCATCGGTTATTCCAGTTATTGTGGGCGGATTGGATGGGGTGCTTGCAGTAATAAATGTTGATGAAGCACTTGTATTGCTATATGAAGCACTTACTGTTACATTATATGTTGTTCCTGAAACTAAATTATTAATAGTTAATGGATTTGAGAAAGATGTACTACTATTTGTTGATGCACCAGATGTTCTGGAAGTTGCCGTAGCAAAATAACCTAGAGCTGTACTACCAGATGATATTGAATAACCTATTTTTAAATAATTATAACATATATCAGTTATTATTAGGTTACTTGGTGGACTGGATAATGTTGAACCTTGAGCTACTGCTGATATAAAATCGCCTGTATTGTATACCGAACTAACATAAATATCATATGTTGTGCCTGAAATTAAACTGGAAATAACAATTAATGTAGATGTAGATTGACTTGTTATGACAGTTGTTTGACCATTATCAGTTGATGTAGGAATTGCAGTAACATAATATCCTAGTGGTGTGCTACCTAAAGGTGCTGTAAAACCCACTGTTAACGAATTTACGTTAGGGTTAGTAACAGATAATCTAGTAGGAGGAGCGGCAGTTGTATTTGCTGTAATTCCTGTTGATATAGTATTTCCTAAGCTGTAAATTGATGTTATTGTAATCGTATAAGTAGTTCCTGAAATCAATCCTGTAAAAGTTACAGGAGTATTTGTTGATTGGGTAGACGAAATCACTACAGATTGCTTATTATCAAATTTACTAGGTGTCGCAGTTGCATAATAACCTATGGGTGGACTACCTAATGGCGCATTAAATGAAACTGTAATATAGTTATAACTTATATCTGTAACTGGCATTATATATATAGTACTATAATTCATTTTTCTAAATTAGAACGTTGCTGCATTAAATAATGTGTTCCCAGTTAAAGTATTTGAGCCCGCATAGCCTGTTGCATAAACAGCAGACATACTAATATCATAAGCAGTTCCTGAAATAAGATTCCCGATTACAAATGATGTTATATAATTGTTTAATCCTATGACGTTTACAATAGATTGTCGGTTATTAGTATAATCTGGTATAGCTGTTGCATTATAAGTTGTAGGTGATGTTCCTGACGGCGGTGAGAAATAAACAGTGATTGCATTTGTACTTGCATCTGTTGAAAATTTATTAAGATATGTAATTGTTGGAGGACTAAACAAAGTACTACCTGAAACAGATGTTGTAGACATTTGATTTCCTACACTATAAACTGCAACCATACTAATATCATATGTTGTTCCAGCAAACAATCCTCTTATTGTAAGTTGATTTGAAGTAGTTTGTGAAGTTGTCACGCTTGTTTGACCAACTGAAGTTGTAGTTGGTTTTAAAATAGCGTAATAACCGATTGGAGTACTTCCAATAGGTGGATTATAACTTAAATCAATGCTTGATGCGGTTGTTGCTGTAACGATAATTGATGTAGGTGGGTTGGATGTGGTTGTGCCACTAAAACTTCCAGTTGAAATAAAGTTTCCTGTATCATATACAGCTATCATAGTAATATCGTAATTTGTTGCTGATACTAAATTTCCAATTGTATAAGTTGTTAAATTATTAGCTATGCTAGTTACAGTAATAATAGATTGACCATTATTGTATGACCCAGGACTAGCAATAGCAGTATAGTTTATAGGAAGACTACCTATTGCTGGTGCTGAATAATTTACTGTCAATGAATTTACTGTTGGGTTTGATATAGTATTAATGGTTGGTGGATTAGCTAATGTGGTTCCAGAAATTGTCGTTGTAGAAGTTTGATTACCTGTATCATATACTGCAACCAGACTTACATCATAAACTGTTCCCGATATTAATCCTTTCATCACATAAGAATTAGTTGAACTTAAGGGCGTTATATTAGATAATGTCACTGAAACTTGACTATTTCTCCTTGTTTCTGGGTTAGCAATTAAATTATAACTATTAGGTAATGTTCCACTTTGTGGTGGGGAAATATAAACTGTAATTGCGTTTGTACTAGGGTCTGTTAAAGTGTTTGTATTAATTCCAGATATTGTAGATGGACTACTATAAGTGTAAGCAGTAAGTGTTGTTGAATCATATGTTCCTGTATCGTAATAAGAGCTAATAACTATGCTATATTGAGTTCCTGAAGATAATCCACTGATAATTATAGGGTTTTGAGAAACATCAAAAATAGAAACTGCTAGCCCATTTCTAGTTGTAGGTGTAGCAGTAGCATTATAACCAATTGGATGACTACCGATTGGTGCTGTAAAACTTATAGATAATGTATTATATGTTTGGTTAACAACCTGTAAATTAGTTGGTGGATTAGCTAATGTACTACCTGTAACTGGGTCAGAATCTTGATTACCGCTTAAATAAACGCTTGTAACTTTTACTGAATATGTAGTGCCAGAAATTAATCCAGGGACTGTTATTAAATTTGAAGCAGATAATGTTGGTGATGTTGGATATACTACTGTCGTCTGTGAATTAAGTGCCGTGGTTGGAGTTGCGGTTACATAATAACCTTGAGGTAAATTACCAGAAGGAACATTAAAACTAACATCAAATCCGTTAAGTGTTTGATTTTTAATAAATAAAGCACCTGTCTTTGAACCTACGGTTGTAACTGTTAACGGTGAAGAAGTTACTGTTCCTGCTGTATATAATGACGATATTAATACAACATAAGTTGTTCCTGAAGTTAAACCTGTTATTGCGTATGGATTTGTAAGAGTAGTAATACCGTTTTTTGTAATAACTGTACCTCCATTAGTTGGTGTTATTGTAACAGTATAACTATTTGGAGAAGTTCCTGGGGCGGATGTATATCCAACATAAAAACTTACATCAGTTATTGAACTTGATATTAAATTTGTTACAGGGCTAAAATATGTTTTTTGTGAAATACTTGTGCTATTTGCATTAAAAGACGAAATTACTTTATTGTAAATAGCGGTCATAACTATTGTATATGTTACTCCTGTTAACAATCCTGATATTCGTACTGGATTTGGTGGATAAGGTGTATTAGATAAATCTGTAATTATCTGTGGACCTACCGAAGCAGTTGAAGTTATCTTATAACCTATTGGTGTTGTACCGTTTGGTACGACGTAAGATAAATCAAATACAGTATAGCTAGCATCTGATATTGATAATCCAGTTGGTGGTGGAGAAAGAGTTGTGCCAGAAATATCATTTGTTGGTAATCCAAAACTACCAGTGGACAAATACTGTGACAATAGTAAATTATATTTTGTTCCTGAAATTAACCCATTAATTGTAATTGGTCCCGATGGAACAATAACATTATTCACAAATGTTGTTTTTGTCACCTGTTGATTATTTGAGCTTGGGTCAGGAATAGCTATAACATAATAACTTGCAATATTTGGATTACTTCCATTGATAAAATTCACCGTTAATGAAGTAGCTGTTGTATTTGCAGTTACCAATGCATATTGACTAGGATTAAATCCTAATGTTGTACCAGTAACTACACCCGAAGATGTTGATGTTCCATTACGATAAACTGCTGTAACATTTAAATAATTATATGTTGTACTAGCAGTTAATCCTGTAATTGTTATTCCATTAGCGGATGCACTTGCTATACCACTTCCTACACCATTGGCTGATGCAGTATAACCAATAATAGAATTTGTTGTATTTATTGGTGCAGAAAATGATACATCTATACTTATATCTCTTGATTTAGATACTGATAAATTTGTAGGGGGCAAAACGTCTACTGTTAATAATGATAAATTTGACGTCAATATTGAATTTACGTAATTGGAAAATATTGTATTATTAGTAAACCCTGTTGTGTAAGACGAATTTACGGTATCTATATTTACTGTCAAATAAAAATCATATACATAACCTGGATTTGTAGTTAATACTATATTAGAAACGTTTATAGTATCTATATATGCAAAATAATTATAACCATTTACGCTAGTAGCTAATTCGCTATATGTTACTCTTATTGGTGAATTAGATGAATAGTTAGATAATGATATAGTTTTAGACTCAGGGACGACGTTCCCGCTATATTTAACATCTAAAAACAACCCATTAATATTGATTGTGGCTGTACCATTTTGACCTGAAGCGTTAGTTGCATAAATTCCTATAGGTACTTGTAATGTATAAGTATATTGGTTATTGTCTATAGCTGGATTTATTAATAAAGAACCTACATAACTAGAAATATTTGTAGACATTAACACATTTTTACTAGAGCTAATTGACCATAGATTTTCATTTGCTATTTCGGATTCACTATATGCTGCATTATTAATAGTTGTGTTGGTAAAGTTATACAAAGGGACTGTCTCATCATATATTAAATTAGTAATGGGGCCATAAATACCAGATGATGAAGTCGGTGTTGGAATTAAATTATCTGCTGCACAATTTACTATTAGACCATCTGGTACAATCGTATAAGTGAAATACCCCTGATATCCTGTAATTTTTACAGCATTTGTGTCTAATTCAGAAGCGGCCGTTATAACTAATTTGTCTGGATATTTTACAGTTACTTTATTATAATTACCATCTATGTCTAAAGTGGTAATTACTTTATTCTGAAATCCCTGCGATTGAGAACGTCCACTTAATAATTGTGATAATTTCTGTGCTTGTGTTAAATTGTTTGTCTTTGTTGTACTATTCGTATTGCTATATTTTAATATTTCTGCCTTACGCCGCATATCCAATTGATATTTCGTAAATGTTCCATTATAAGGATTTGATGGCGTATATCTAGATTGTGGATTGTTAAATAACATCTGTTTGTTCCTTTGGTCGCATAAAACATCTAATGAAATATTGGTTGTTCCTGTTCCTGCCATTGTTATATAATGTGACTTTACATTATATAACTATAAATATCTCAATTTTATAATTTTTTTGAATACCAAATAGATGACAAATAATTGTAACCACCTGATTTAGTTGCATCAACACCATCAGCACTAGTATTTGTATTTGGTCCCCAGTAAACAACATTGTTAATTTCTATAATACTCAATGCATGATTGAAATATCTTAAATCAGAAAGGTTTCCGTTAAATCCACCACCCTGGCAAACATTAATGTCATTATAGTTTTGCTTAGGAACTAAAGGTAAATTTAAACGGCCTGATATAGTGCCGTTTATATAAACGTCTAACATCGTATTTTCTAAACGAATAATTACATTTACCCATTTACGAACAGGAATAGAATCTATTTCAATACTACTCTTGGTATCGTTCGTGTTCGCTGTATTCATTATAACTTTTAATGTTGCTATTCCATTGGTGTTAGGAACAATGTATAATCCAGGACCATTGTTTACCTTAGTAATATTTGTTACCGAATCAAAATTTAAATCGCCTTTATTAAATATAAATTGATGTTTTCCTGTAGCACCTAAATCTTGTATAAATAACCATACTGACCATGTAAATTCTATACCAGTACGTTCATTGTTTGACAATTTTACTATCTTTGCTCTATTTCCTACACTAGGGTCTTGTGAAAATGTCTTTCCCGTTTGGCCAGAAATAAGACCTCTAATAATAAATGGACTGTCTGATGGATTTAAAAAATATCCTAAAATTATTACTCCTAAATTCATAAGAAATAAAAATCCTACAATAACTAATATAATAAATGCGAACTTGGCAATAATGGTATTGGATTGTAAAAATGACGCGGATGCTCCTACACCAGCACTAGCTTGGTTAGAGAATTCAGAAAGGCTACTATTCACACTTGATTTCATATCATTTATACTATTTCCAAGACTTTCTGTTGCCTGTTGCACTGATTCTGGCATTTTTAGATCGGGAGGGGCCATGTTTTGAAAATTCATTGTATGGTTATATATTATATATATAATAGATTATAACCATTCTAAAATTACTTTATTGTTATTGTTGACTAAATTCTAGAAGAGAGGTTGGTTGTTAACAATAGCGATATTATCCTTTAATACACTGTAATTTATTCCATAAGCACCAAATAAGCTGGCGAATTTGCTTTTACCATTACCTTTCATGTACCAATCCCAAGCAGTTTGAGGGTCTACTGCGTTTGTCCATCTAGTAAATATTAATGCGTTCGCACTCCATCCAGAACCAATAGAAATACCCGCGACTCCAGCACTAAAATTGGGTGTACCTGAGTTTCCTAAATATAATGGAGACGATGTAGAATCAACTGGCTGTTTGGGAGGAGAAATTTGTTGAGATATCACTAATTTTCCATCTAAATAACAATCAACATATTGATTGTCAACACTAATAATTATGTAAACCCATTTTTGTAATGCAAAAGTATTTGTAATCGTAATTGTCTGGGTTCCTCCAGCATTTAACCATAAATCGCATTTTAATGTAGGTGCATTTTGATCTAAATACAATTTAATATTATTAGGTCTGTAGAAAATTGTTTTCTGAGCAGATGGGTCCCAGTTCTGAACATACAACCATATTCCATGAGCATAACTTAAATTAGTTGCACCTGTCAAAGCATCACCTGTAATTGTTGGTACTGCTTTTGTGAAATCAGCGGCGGGACTAAGAGTAGTGGCTGTATTCGTTAAATATTTGAAAAGTAAGTAAATAAAAAATACAACTACGATTCCTAAAATTATAACAAGTGAATTCATTTAATTATATAACTAATACTCACAAAATAATTAGGGAACGAATCTTTATATTACGACAGGAGGGTTTTTATACATCAATAAATTATAAGTAGACGTAATATGAGACATGGATAAATTATATGGATAATATCTAACATTGCATATCGCACCGTCTAAACCGTTTTCCTTCCCTATCATAATGTCGTCACTTGCTTTATATATTGGGCGATTGTCTGTAAATTTAAATACTTTTACTAATTCGCCGTTAATAAATAAGTCTACTTGTGATGATTTATAATTAAATACAAAATTATTCCATTTTTGATTTGCTAATGTTACTTCATAAAAATTCTGACTGGATTTTGAGTTTGTAAAATAAATTATATATTTATTTTTATGAACATCGTCTGTAATGTTATTATGGTAAACAATCTTAGGTTTTCCATCACCAAAGTTAAAAATTGGCATTTCTTGAGTATAACTGCCGAAATTTGTTGGTTGAATGTTCAAATATATCCACATACTAAATGAAAAATTTGTTTGATAAACTATTGGAAGATTTGTGTTTTCTAAATTATTTTTTGATATTTGCAATAGTTTACTAGAGCCAATAGATTTCGGGATATCCAAAAACGCCCCATTTTCTAATAATATGGTTCCGTCTTTCTTATCAAACGCATTAAGTATTTTTGGAACGTAAACATATAATAATATTAGTAATATTTCAACAAAGAATAATACGTATACAACTTTGGATGTCATTTGAAATTCTTTCAATAGGTATGTTGCAAAATCAATAAGTAAGCATGGTATGTAAAATATAAAATAAATAATAAATCCTGGCCACCCAGTAAACGATTTCAAATAATTACTTAACATGTAAAATGATAGTGCTAGTCCTACTAGAATAATTATTAACATTAAAATTCCTGATAAATACGATGTTGCCTCAAAAGCTACTGAATTCATGTTAATATAAAAATATACTGCTGCAAAAAACATAACAATTGCCATTACTATTCCAGCTATTTTTCCATAACCACTTCCATTGTCAGCACTCAATATTGGTACTACGTATGAAAATGCAAACATAATTGGTATTACTATAGTTAAGAGATACGCATATGTATTTGTTGTTAATGATGCAGGGTCGTATACTGCATTATATAAAATAATTAATACAATTCCAATCAACCCAAATAATAAACCATAATTTGGTATCATACTTGCTTCAAAATCATTGAAAATAAATCCTGCCTTTGAGCCTATTGAACCACTGGATGCGTCAAGTGAACCACCAACAATTTGATATACCTTATTTAACATCCATAAAACAACTGATAATGCAATAACTACTATGTAAAATAATACATTTGGTATGAAATCTAACATTGATCCCCAACTAGATGATAAATATTTCATTATAAATGTAAAAACTATTAAGGCAATGAAAGAAATGAAAACTAGTGTTGATATACCCTCTTCTGTTTCTTGTCTTACTCCACCAGGAACCCATCGTTGGCCTGTTTTAATATTAGAATCTTTTACATAATATCCACTAGAAAACATCTTATCATGCGATTTTACATTTAAACCTATTATCACAATGGCGAAAATTATCATCTCTATAATTCCATTTAAGTACGAAACATCAATCTGCATACTTTTGGCATATTCGGGTATAATACTTGATATGTCTTTTAAAGCGTCTATAAATGGTATCATGCATAATATTGTAAATGCAATTAAACATATTAAAACTATTGTTGTTACACCTTCTTTTGTGTCAGTTCTAATTAAATTATGTTCGTCATCAACCATTTTATTGTGCATCTTTGAATCCATAACACCAATAGATATAGCCAATGATAGAATAAATAGTGCGGATACAACATATGCTATTGGTTTTATAATTCCGTTTATAGTATCTGAGTCGGGTGTAATTGATTCTAACATATTATTATACTAATATATATCAATAAAAAATATTATTCGTGTTTACTATTTACTACTAAACGTGAATAAACAAAAATATCGTTTTACAAGTTCTCAATGGCTGTTTTTTTACCATGACAATCTCTACATAGAGCTACTAAATTATCTACATGATTGCTTCCACCATATTCTAAACGGACTTTATGGTCTACCTCAAACCACGCTGGTAATTTACATCCACAGTCCCCACATTTCCAGTCTTGATTTGATGCCACATATTTTTTCTTTGTTTCACTCACAGAACGCTTTGTTGCTTTCTTTCCAGATTGCAACATGCGGTTTTCAGATACTGTGTGATTTTGATTGGGCATTGGTATAACTGGGTAATTGTATGCATCACGACCATTATGCGCGCCTTCGCTAAAATCCTGTCTAGATGTGAAATCTAAAATAGGTGATATCATATTAGTCGTATTTTTATCTATTGGTAAATATTTTATGTAGTCATTTGTACTTGAAATTACTTGTTGTGCTCGCATAGGGTTCCGTTTTAATAGAATATATAACATAAATGCCCCGAATGCTACACCAATCATCTGATAATATTTTTTGAAAGATAGCAGTTTTTTTAATACTTTTCCTTCTGTATATATGTTTGCAATTATTAATCCTGCTATTATAAATATAAGAATTTCTACACGCATAATTTATTAGTTTATTATATTGATAGAAAATAAGGAGGGTTCTAAAGGTATACATAAATCAAAAATAACAATACTAATATCAACACAGCATGAATGTAATGCTTTCTCATATTAATTCGTTCAGACAAGACTAATGGTCTGGGTTTATATTCAGCACGGTATTTTTCTAAAGCCATAGGCAAAGATAACTCTTCCTTACCTAATTGCACGTTGATTTTATTATGCATAAAATGAACCCATCTTACAAAAGAATCACGATTATCTAAATAAGGTGTTACAGGATATCTATCAATCATTCTACTAAATTTATCACCAATATCTGCGTCTGGTATAAAAAGAGGCATATTCGTAATCAAGTCATAATATTTACGTTTCGTGACATCGTTGGGAGTCATAGGATAAGATTCTGCCACTGTGTGCAGGAAAAACCAATAATGTGGTCCCCATATATTCGCGTCAAACTGCATTCTAATATATTCAAAATATAATTATATAAAGATTATGGAAGATTATTAAGGAGGATAATCTTATTACATATGAATAATTATTGCAACAATTGTGGAAAATCAGGACATTTATATCATCAATGCAAACTGCCTATTACTAGTTTTGGTATCATTGCGTTCCGTATTTATGAAAATCAATTACAATATTTAATGATACGTCGTAAAGATACATTAGGATACATAGATTTTATGCGTGGTAAATACTCCGTATTTAATAAGGATTATATCATTAATATGTTGAAACAAATGACTATAGAAGAGAAAGAATTATTAAATATTGGCGATTTTGATTTACTATGGAAACGAATATGGGGAAATCATAATATTTCTAATCAATACAAATCAGAGGAAAATATATCGCGTGAGAAATATAATTCATTAGTTCAAGGAATATTATTCAAAAACGAACTATTTACATTGAATGATTTAATAGAAGAAAGTAATAAATTTGAAAATGAAATATGGAGAGAGCCTGAGTGGGGATTCCCTAAAGGCCGCCGAAATTATCAAGAAAGTGATTTTGAGTGTGCAATTCGCGAGTTCGCCGAAGAAACTGGTTATGACATTAAATATATCAATAATATCAAAAATATCCTACCATTTGAAGAGATATTTACAGGTTCAAACTATAAATCCTATAAACATAAATATTATTTAACCTTTATGGAGTCGGAAAATACAACGCATACTAATAACTTTGAACCAACCGAAGTTAGTAAGATGGAGTGGAAGACTTATGATGAATGCATTCTATGTATTCGTCATTATAATTTAGAAAAAAAAAAGCTATTGAGCAACATTAATGACACAATAAAATCATTTCGGTTGTTTTACCACTAAATAGGGGTCGCTGGTCGGATTTTATTAAGAGCCTTTTTTGTTAAATTATACGAATAATTATATACGTATAATTTAAGTATCATAAATATATGCCAAAAAACACAGAAACAAAGAAAAAAGATAAATCCCCTAAGAATGTAAGTAAAAAGGCTATTGCAAAACCACAACCCTCAATATTAGGAACTGCTATTAATGAAACAACCAATGCTTTAACATCTGTTGTAGGATTTCATCCTATTGAAGGAATAAGTAAAAATAATAAAATTTTAGAGGCTATTTTTGACGGAAAACCTAGTCCTATAGATGAAAATGTTGTAATCAAAAAAGGAAAAATTGTTTTAAACCGTGATAATGTTGGTAAGTATATAAAAGAATTGTTAAAAAAAACAGGGTGCGATCCAGAGTTTCAATATGGACCTCACCAGCAAGAACGATTTATTGAATTAAGCAAATTACCAGCAGAAAGTAAAGACGATAATAAAAATAGCCTTAAGAAAATATTGGCAACTTTAATGGACGTTAATCTATCAGATCTTGCCAATACTAAAAAATATGGAATTCCCCACCAGAAAGATTTTGTAAGGGTAATTTTGTGTTTAGAAAACTATTTCAAGGATAAACAAAATGCACCTGATGTTGTATCTATAAAAGAGCCTGAAGCACAACAATATCCAGAAGAGTCCGTTGCTGAAGAAAAAGTTGTAGAAGAGTCCGTTGCTGAGGAAAAAGTTGTAGAAGAGTCCGTTGCCGAAGAAAAAGTTGTAGAAGAGCCCATTGCAGAAGGCACAGAAGAAACTAGAAAAGTTTTTGAGGATGAAGAAACCGTTGTAGATAATGTACCCGTTATTGGTCTACCTGATATTGAAAATGTTGCCAAGAATGAGTTGGAAACCAAACAGGAAGAAATAGAACCACCAACAGAACCCTCTGAATACAATAGTTTTTTGTTAAACAAAGAAATACGTGAATCAGAAAATCTCAGAAACGACGAGAGTTTCCAATTTCTCTATCCTGAAATAAACGATCCAAATTTTAATATAAAAATTGCGAAACATAAAGAATTTAATGAAACTAAATATGATGGCGACACCTATGACATTGAAGAACATGCCAAAAAACTATGCAATACTGAGTTTGAACTTACACCACATCAGTCATTTGTTAAAAACTTTCTGTCTATGCAGACACCCTACAATTGTTTACTACTTTACCACGGTTTAGGTACAGGCAAAACGTGCAGTTCTATCGGAATTGCTGAAGAAATGAGAGCATATATGCAGCAGGTTGGAATAACACAACCAATACTAGTTATTGCAAGCCCCAATGTTCAAGAAAACTACAAACTTCAACTCTTTGATGAACGTAAATTAAAAATAGAGAATGGACTATGGAAATTAAATACATGCATTGGTGAGGCTCTATTAAAAGAAATAAATCCCACCAATATTGTCGGTGTGCCTAAAGACAGAATTATTTTAGAAATAAACAGCATTATCCATAAATATTATCGTTTCATGGGATACGGGGAATTGGCTAATTATATTAAACGTGTTATGCAGTTACCAGAAGGAGGTAGATTTAAAATGTCTGAGATTAAAGAATTAAAAATAAAGAAAATCAAGAAATACTTTGATAATCGTCTTATTATTATTGACGAGGTTCATAATATCCGTATTTCTGATGATAATAAAGAACAGAGTAAAACTGCCAGTTTGCTTATGGAAGTTGCAAAATACTCCAGTAATTTAAGATTATTAATGTTATCTGCTACTCCAATGTATAATAGCCATAAGGAAATTATTTGGTTAACTAATTTGATAAATACTGTTGATAAGAATAGCACAATCCGAGAAAGCGATGTCTTTGATAAAGACGGTAATTTTAAGGAGAAAAAGAATACCAAAAATTCTGAAGGTGGCAAAGAGCTTTTAATACGTAAATTAACGGGTTATGTTTCTTACGTACGTGGTGAAAATCCATATACTTTTCCATATCGTATTTACCCCGATGTTTTCTCACCAGAGAATTCAATAGAATCTATTGCTGATAATTATCCTTCTATGCAAATGAATAATCGTGAAATAGATGAGCCATTAGAGAACATTCCTGTATTTATTACACCCATAGGTGAATATCAGGCCAAGGGTTATGATTTCTTGATGAAACATATGAGAAATAAATCATACAATGTTGTTAATAAATTCGGCGAAGAGCGTGAACTTCCTAGTTTTGAGAACATGGATTCTTTTGGTTATACCTATTTGTTGAAACCATTAGAAGCGCTAGACATAGTCTTTCCTAATCCAGAATTGGATAAAAACAAAGAAATTGCTGATGGTAGTGTGGATGATGATGAAGAAGTTGGGGATGAGTTTGAAGACCAGAAGAACGAAGAAATTGTTAATAACTACATAGGTAAAAAAGGACTATCTAATACTATGTCGTTTACATACCAAAAATCTCCATATCCTAATGTATACGATTATGAATATAAACCCGCTGTATTAAACAATCCAATGCATGGCCGTATTTTCCACCCAGATAATATTGGTAAATACAGTAATAAAATTGCCAAAATATGTGAATGTATAAAAAATTCAAAGGGTATTGTTCTTATCTATTCGCAATACATTGAGGGCTCAATTGTTCCATTAGCGCTTGCTCTAGAAGAAATGGGTATTTATAGATATAGTTCTGAATCTTATGCAAAATCTTTATTCAAAACACCACCTACTGAACCAATTGATGCGCTTACTATGATACCTAAATCACAATATACTGGTTCTAGGTTTTCTGGTGCCAAATACATTATGATAACTGGTAATAAAGCATATTCACCAAATAATGCCGATGATATAAATTATGCAACAAATCCAAACAACAAAGAAGGTGATAAAGTAAAAGTTGTTATTATATCCAAAGCTGGGTCTGAAGGATTGGATTTTAAATGTATAAGACAAGTTCATGTATTGGATCCCTGGTATAATATGAATCGCATTGAACAAATTATTGGACGCGCTGTTCGAAATTTTAGTCACTGTATGTTAGAAGATTTCAAAGATCGTAATGTAGAAATATATTTACATTCTACTTTACCAAAAGATGGTGAAGAACCAGCGGATTTATATGTTTATAGATATGCGGAGAAGAAGGCGCAACTCATTGGAAAAGTAAACCGTCTATTGAAAGAAATAGCCGTAGATTGCCTATTAAACATTGGACAACATAATTTTACTATAGAACAATTAAATACTCTTGCTAACAATCGTAATATGCAGATCCGTGTTTCTAGCAAATCCGAATTAGTGAATTTTCAAATAGGTGATAGAGATTATTCTGATATATGTGATTATGAGAAATGTGCCAAAGAATTTAAATGCTTACCCCATGCTGAAATTACTGATGTAATAACAAATACTTATAACGATGATTATGCAAAAATGAATAATTCCACGATTACAAAGAGAATTCGTGACTTATTCAAGAAACGTAATGCTTATAAACGTGACCAATTAATACGTGAAATTAACATAATTAAAGAATATCCTGAAGCCCAAATAGATTTTGCCTTATCTAGATTTATTGATAATAAAAATGAATATGTTTATGACGAATATGGGCGCACTGGTTATTTAATTAACAAAGATAATTATTATGTATTTCAACCTATTGAAATAACTGATGAAGCTGCTTCTATGTTTGACAGAAATGTACCTGTTGATTATAAAAGGACAGTTTTAGAATTGGAGCTAGGAAATGAAAGTGGATCTGTTGCAGAAGTTATTGATGATGAACATGAGTATGTGAGAAATAAATACACTGAATTATTGGCCGATATCGAAAACAGTCTATCAAAAATAGTTACAGCACGTTCTAAACAAAACGAAAAACGAACCAACAAAGAAACAGATTGGTTTGTAAATTATGGTTATATTTGCCACTTGCTTTCTGAAAAACATCAAATCAGTGATGAGTTAATAAATAAATATGCTATTTGCCATTATCTTGATACGGCTCCACACAATGATAGATTAACAATCCTTCGTTATTTATATGCGGGTACAGAGCCTGTGTCAACTTCTACTGAAAAGGTTGTTTATAATTACTTTAATGAGAAAGTTGTTAAGGTTCGTGGTTATAATTCTATTATTTTAGCACTTGATAAAGATGATCCGCAAGTAGAGGGACGTAAGAAAACATATATACAAGACCAGGAAGATAAATGGATATGGTCCACTGCTCAACCTACAGATGAGATGGAAACAAAGCGCCAGAGTGCAAGAATTATTTATGTGAACTTACAATCATTACACAATATTTTTGGGTTTATGCAGGTTATGAAAGAGAATATTGTCTTTAAAATATTAGATAAATCTGCGAAGACTAAAGTTGGTGCAAATTGCGGTGGTGAAAGTAAGAAAGATGTTATTAAACGTATTAATATGGTTTCTGATATTAAATATAATTATAAGGACGATGAGGGCGAAGAGAATATTAAATCCACGGATATTGTTAAGATAGGATTATGTATTATTTTAGAAACGCTTTTCAGATATAATGAGGATACGAAGAAAGATGGTAAAAGATGGTTTTTGAATTTGGAACAAGATCCCTACGAACAAAGGGAACCAAAGGTTCCCTTTTAAACCCTCCTTTAACTAGAATCTATTCTGAAGGAAGGGGCAAGGGGAAACCTTGGTTTCCCCTAAAAAAATTGATTTAAAATGATATAAACATTATTTTATATCATTATTAGTATATTGAAACAATGGCCGACCGTAAAATGCAACGTGACGACCGTAAAATCTATGGTGTTTACCTTCAATCTGTTCTTACTATGAAAGTAATCGTCCCAATTACAAGCGTTGGAAAAAACATGAAGCAAAATTTAGAGAGAATCATATCTAAGAAGACAGAAGGAAAATGTATTGCTGAAGGATTCATTCGGCCTAATTCAGTAAAAGTCATCCGTTATTCTAGTGGCAATATCAACAATGAAAATATTGAGTTTCAAACTGTGTTTGAGTGCATGATTTGTCACCCAGTTGAAGGTATGTTAATTGAATGTGATACTAAGACTATTACTAAGGCTGGAATTCATGCTGAAGTTTCTGACGAGCAAGGTAATGTTCCTATTACTGTATTTGTTGCCAGAGACCACCATTTCACTGACCGCAAATTTGCCGATATTAAAGAAAATATGAAGATTATTGTTCGTGTTGTTGGTGTCCGTTTTGAATTAAATGACCCCTATATTTGCGTTATAGGTAAATATATTGATAGAAAGACAGATGAAAAGAAAGGTGATAAAAAAAGAGGTGGTGAAAGTAATATTGAAGGTGAAAATGTTCGTTTAACTATTGGTGGAGATGATGAATTTGAACCCGACGATGAGTAAATTGTTTATTGCAAGGTTTTCGTTATTTATTATTTATTTTTTTGTATAAATAATAGATATGGCTGTTGCTAATCTTATTTATCATAAACAGGCTTTTTGGGAAATAGATTACATTACTCATGAGCTTTGTAAAGATGTTTATTTATTACCTCAATTTTTGAATACGGATGAATTAATCCATTACGATAACAGTAAATTAAATCCCTATCCTACTATTTTTGTATTTACGTCTAACCAAATAAGTTTTGAAAATGCATTAAGCATTGTTAAGAATATTAATCCCGATATTATTTTCTATCTTTCCGATGAATGGGGTTCACGTAAACAATATATAAATTTAGCAAATCATACCAAATTAATGTTGGTTCAATATAGACATACTCATTATGATATTGAATCCTATAATAACATTATTCAAATTCCTCTAGGTTATATGGATAATATGTTCTGTAAACAATATGGTTTAAATTATCCCAAGAAACCAATAGCAGATAGAAAACTCATATGGTCCTTTGTTGGCAATCCTCACAATCCCGATAGAATTCTTATGTTGGATAGATTCAAATGTAATTTTGATAGCGACCAATATTTTAATGGTTTTAATAAAACCGCTGGAGAAATGTTGGATATTTATAATAATTCTGTTTTTGTGCCATCTCCTCGTGGTCAAAATGTATTAGATTGTTTCAGATTATATGAAGCTATTTTCAGTGGAGCTATACCTGTGGTTAGTGGGAACGTAGATGAATTTAATTCATGTTTTCATTATAATGACAATAAACCACCATTTGTTTATTGTAAATCATGGGGAGAGGCAGTCGCTACTTGCAAAAAGTTATTAGAGGATAAGGACCAATTAGAAAAAATACAGAAAGAATGTTATATATGGTTAAAATCGCAAATAGAACGCATACAAGAAAGGATAATTACTGTACTATAGCCAATTAAGTCCAGATACGTAGGTTAGAATTTCTTTATCTATTTTTAATGAAGGAGACCAGTCATTTCCACAGAACAATTTATCTTTTTTCTCTTCATCTGCTTTTTTAGATAGTCCATTTACTGTATATTCATGTAGTGTCCATGTTGGTTGCTCAAATGGATAGCTTAGTGGAAAATTTATTACATGTGTCATTCTACGAACATCTACTAGGAATGAATGAATGTAGTTATTTACGTCTCTAGGTAGTCCATTTATGTATGTTTCTAGAGGAGATGCTGTACGTTTATGGCTTTCTATAAGAAGCGTGTATCGTCTATTATTTTCTTTGTCCATTACCAAACTTATTTTACGAATGTTATTTGAAGTATTCGTAAAACCAAAATATTCGTGCATATTGTTTTTATCACACCCAATGTGTCTCAAATGACTATTCAGGCGCAACATGTAATTATTGTAGTTAATAGTTTCACTCATTGTTGATTGTTTTCTACATTTTAATTAACTATAAAAGCAATCAATTTTTTAACGACGCAAAAGACATTCCATGAATTTATTCGGGTCATTACGATTCAACACATACCAATTAATAACTTGTGCTGGTGAATAAAATTTATCCTTTACTTTGCTAAGTAATCTCTCGTCTATGTCACATTTATAAAAATGTTTGTACATTTGCATTATCATATTACGTGTGCAGTTATCAAGGCATAATGTAATATCAATTCTACCAGGTCTAATTAATGCTGGATCTAATTTATCATAATGATTACTACTAATTCCTAATATTCTACCAGGAGTTTCTTTAATACCATCCCATAAATTAAGAATATCATCTAGAGTAATAGGGTCTTCTTCTTCTGGTTTACACATCTCTATAAATTCTTTCTTCTCCTCATTGTTGTTTTCTATTAATTGTTGAATAACAGCAGTAACATCATTTTTGGGTGATTTATTCTTTTTGGACTTTCCCTTTTTATTACTGGGTTCCAATTCTTTGTCGCGTTTCCATACTATTTCCCCCAAACAATCTATATCTTCTATTATAATAATTTTCTTATCAAACCCCATGCTGTTTTTCTTGTTGTCGTAATTATAACGGCTTTCAAAAAATGCTTCTTCCAATTGTTGTTTGGTTTTTATTTGTTTCAAAGACAAAATAACTAGATGACGCTTAGTAAGATTTGCTAGGCTCTTAAAAAATGATGTTTTACCTGTTCCTGGTGGGCCATATAATCCTATACCCAACGTATATGGGATTCCGTTTTCATAATACCAGTCTTTGTTATTGAGAAAAAAGTTTATCTTCTCCATAACAGAGTCTTTACCTTCAAACATCATATTATTGAAAGTTCGTGTGCTTTCAAATGTAGTTTCGTTCCATTTTTGAATATTACCATCATCATCTTCTTTTGATACTTTCTTTAAACTATATACAAAGCGCTTGCCTTTTCGGTCATTTTCAATATGTTCTAGATAACGCACTTTAACTTGCTCTACAAAATCTTGTATTTGACATAATGTGGATTTATAGGAATACAATGTTATCGTGATTTGGTCTGTTTTTATAGTTGATTTTTTATCACTATCCCCCTCTTCTTTCTCCACATTCGTATATGCGTAAATCTCCAACTCTTTATTGTATAAAATAGGAAGAGCTTGTGTAATAATATACATATCAGCTTCAATCTCATCATTATATCGTTTGTTTGAACTCGTAATATACTCTTGAATATCATAAATGGAATTATTGTTTCGTGTGGATTTTATAATATCATAGAAAAGCGCCTTGAAATTGTCTGAAAAACATGCCGTAATTGTAGGATATGGTTCATATTTTGTTACTACAAATGACTGTCTACCTTCAAAACATATAGAATGCTTTTTGACAAACGTTGATTTTATATTGTCGTAAAACAAATATAGATTGGTGAAGTGAATGTTGTGCGGAGACATCTTTTGTATAATATAAGATACAGCTGTTATTAATAATGTTGAAATAAGTGTGTCTATAAATATATTATTCGTTTTGAAGTTATGAAAAAATGACATTTTTACTGATTCTGTAAACGTGTTATGCATTGTATTAGATAACACATCACTCATTGTTTTGTATGTATCTGGGGAAATGTTTATATTTGTTTTTATAAACTTCAAAATTAATATTTGTAAATAGATTAAATGGTTTTCAATATATTTACTTATCATGGGAGCTGATTATTACATTTTTCAATATCTTCAAATAAATCATATCCATGGAGTTTCATATATTGAATTATCTTGTGTTAGAGGTTATTATTGTGACTGTTTGGATACCGGGTATGATAGTGACACAAATAATCCGAGAGAATATGAAGAAAAAATAGAGAAACTCATACAATTATATTTAACACCAAGTATTCGGCCTATATTAATATATAACAATAGCGTCTTTATTAACGAAAGATTTTATGAAAAATATAATGAACTAGTGGAACACAGTATAAATCAAAGAATTAAATATTGGAAAGACACTGGCGATATATTAGAAAACAAAGAAGATATATTGAATATCTATAAGATTGAGGTGAGAAATCCTATGTCATAATTTGAAATTACCAAAAACTATTTATTAGCCCAAGCACATCATCATTAAGTTTACAAGGGTGTTCATTCATTATATCAACCAAAGTTTCTCCACTAACAATAATATTATTCGCATCCATATGAAACACTGTAGCTTTACTTAATGGGTGGTATTCGGATTCCTCATTGTTACACACTAATGTAGTCCATTGTTGAAACTGGACCAAACCTAGAAAATTAGCCCTGAACCATTTTATATTTCCATTGTAATTTTGGCAAAATAAATATCGGGTTTTTGTTTGCAATTGAAAGAGATCCATTATGTTGTTTTACAGATTACATAAAATACATAAAACTACTCAATTTTTTTAAATAGTTCTCATATATTTATTTAAATACCCCAGAGAAAACAAGGAAATAAAGTCGGACCGATTTCCAAAAATGGACATTTATTTTTGTCCGTTTTTACTTTTCTGAAAATAAAATTTAAAAAGGGGTTGGGATTTTAGGTTTTTACCTGACGATGCTTTAAATACCAAAAAAATCATTCAAAAAGTGCGCTGCATAACTTTTTGGACATTTTTTGGACTAGTACTGTTTAGGCGTTTTTTCTCGCAATATTAGTATATAAAAACGCATGAAAAATACTTCTGAAAAAATGTGTGAAATCTGCAACTATTCTACGAGTGACATTACTAATTATAAAAAACATTTATTGACTGCAAAACATAAACGACTGACGCTTTTCAACACCAGTGGTAAGGATTCTATTGATGATTTAAAACAATCATATACGTGTGAATGCTGCGATTTCAATACCAAAAATAAATATGATTTTAATAGACATAATCAGACCAAAAAGCATAAGCAAACATTATTATTAAATCAAAAACATGAAGAACCGTGTCAACTACAAAAAAACAATGAAATAAAACAGGAAACTGTTTCAAATTCTATAACAACTGATATTGTTATGGAGTTGATAAAACAAAATAAGGAAATACAAACATCTTTGGTAGAGCAAAATAAAGAATTACACAATAAATTAATGAATATGTCTAATCAAACAACCTTTATTCATACAACAAACAATATAACTAACAATCAATTTAATTTAAATGTGTTTTTAAATGAGGAGTGTAAAAACGCTCTCAATATAGGGGATTTCGTTGATTCATTGAAACTTACTGTGAACGATATTGAAGAAACTGGAAAATTAGGTTATACTCAAGGAATAAGCAGAATATTTGTAAAAGCATTGAAAGACCTAGATGTCAACATGCGTCCATTCCATTGCACAGATATCAAGAGAGAAACTGTCTATATTAAGGACCAGGATAATTGGGAGAAAGAGAATGCCGAGAAAACAAAATTGAGGAATGTATTGAAACAGATTGCTAGAAAGAACTTGATGAAGTTACCAGAATGGCAGGAAAAGAATCCCGATTTTCGCTATTTAGATACACCTGAGAATGAAAAATTCATGCAGATTTCATTGAGTTCTTTGGGGTCAGAATACCAAGATGAGCAAGAGAAAATGGACGATAAGATTATTCGGAATGTATTAAAAGAGGTTATATTAGAAAAGAAGAAATAAAATATAAACATATTATAAATGCCAGGTTTAGTATCAAAATTATTTAAAAAATTTAAGAAAAATAAGACACAAAGTTCAAAGAAAAAAAAGAAACCGAGTCCAAGTTCAAAGAAAAATAAAACACCAAGTCCAAGTTCAAAGAAAAACAAAACACCAAGTATTGAACCAATAGCAACTGACAACGAACTTACAATGGAAGAACTAATAACAAAACATAATGTTAAAATCCCAATAGAAACACCAAAAGCAAATGAAGACGCTCCACCTGGAATTGGATTGACGGTATGGGAAGCAGCTTTTAATGGTAATTATGATACTTTAGAACGACTAGTAGATGAATGGAATGGAAATAAAGTAGTTCTTAATTGGCAATATAAAAACTATCATTACAATAACATTTATGGTATGAGAGGAACTACGCCTTTAATGGCAGCATGTATTGGTAATCATATTAAATGTATTATATTATTGGTAAATTCATCTGGGGTGAACGTCAATATAATGAATATACGTGGAACTTCTCTCTTTTTGGCTACTGAACATGGAAATGTTGAAGCCGTCGAAGTATTGTTAAAAGTTAAAGAAATAGATATACAAGAAGGAAATGACGCTTTTGGAAAACCACTAGAAATTGCGCAAGACAAGTACAAGAGATATATTACAATAAAAGAAATATACCCTTCTGACTCAGAAATTTACAAATACACAGAAGCGGAAGTACAAAATTATTCAAGAATTATTAAATTATTGGAAGAAGCCATAAAAACGAAAGAAGAATCGTACGATATCTTCTCACCAAGAGCGGAAGCACCAGTTCCTCTTAAAAGAAGGCCATCTAATGTTTTTAGTCCT